CGTAACCTAAATAAGATACAAGGTTCGTTTATCGATAGCATCTTACGCTATGTAGGTAAAGACGGCCGAGTGCATGGGCACATTAATCAAGTCCGCAGCGACGATGGCGGTACCGTCTCAGGCCGCATTTCAATGAACAATCCCGCACTCCAGACAATACCGGCCCGCGATCCAGAATTAGGTCCTATGATGCGACGATTGTTTCTGCCAGAAGAGGGCGAGAGTTGGGCGGCTATCGATTACTCTCAACAAGAACCACGGATTTTGACCTCGTATGCCAAACGTTTTGGTGACTATCGAAAGATGGCGATGGGTGGCGTCGATACGTTTATTAACGAGTACAACGATAACCCCGACGCAGATTTTCACAGCATGGTAGCGGAGCTTTCAGGGCTTCCGCGTAAGACGGCCAAGGTGATAAATCTGGCTTTAATGTATGGCATGGGCGTAAACAAATTGTCACAGCAATTGGACATCCCTTTGGAAGAAGCGAAAGATCTTACGCGGCAGTATCACGACAAAGTCCCTTTTGTGAAGCAATTGACCCAAGGCGTACAACGATATCTTGACGATCCACGGTCCAACGGTACGATCAGATCGCTCCGCGGACGCAAGTGCCGGTTTAATCTGTTTGAGCCTGATAGCTTTGAGATGACCAAAGCAATGCCCTATGCCGACGCTGTGAACGCTTACGGCCCTACAACCAAGCTTAAAAGGGCATACACGTATAAGGCGTTGAACCGTCTGATCCAAGCCAGTGCAGCAGACATGACCAAGCAAGCGATGGTTAACGTGTGTGAAGCGGGCCATATTCCATTGCTACAGGTCCACGACGAACTGGCGTTTTCCGTTAAGTCAGAAGCACAAGCGAGAGAGTTAGCCAAGATTATGGAGGACGCCGTTTTGTTGGAGGTGCCTAACAAATGTGATATCGATTTAGGACCTAACTGGGGCGATGCTAAAGAATTGAGTTAATTAATAAAATCTTATACAATCCCACACACAGGAGGACTATGTTATGGATACAAAAAAATGGAAGTCGGTGTTGGTTCCAACCGACATCTACGAAGAAATTGTAGTAATTTCTCATGTCGAAGGCCGCACGATTAGCGGGCAACTGAGAATTATCTTCGATGCTTGGAAACGAGAGAACCTAACCGATAAGGATCTTTCTTTTTTGCGGGAAGAAATGCGCGTCAAGAAAACCCGAGAAGAAGAATTGGGCGCGGGGCAGTAGCGGATTAATGATAGTCTGCCCGACTATCGGGATAATAAACATCCCCTGCCCAACTTAAACCTTCTAAGCACGTAGCACATATTATTGCCACAACAGTCATCTCACTGTGATCCATCATCTCCGACAATCGCTGATCCATGCGGAAATCAAAACCACACTTACTACAATTATAAGTAGCCGATTCACTAGGCTTCTTGTCGTCGGCCTCGGTAAAGCCAATCTCTAACGGTATCGATAGGCACATTGTATCTCTCACTCAACCATTTAACTTTACGTTTCTCTACATATCGACCGTGCCTGATCTCTTCTATCAAACTATCCGGCCATTTCGTTGGTCTTGCCATGATTCACGTTCCTAATAATTTTAGCAAGATGTAATCTTATAAAACTATTGTGTGTTAAACAAGAAAAAAACATTTGACAGGTACACATATTTTATGGGATCTTGGCTTTTCAACCAATAACCAATGAAAAACGGAGAAAAAACCAATGCCAAAAGTTATATTCGATATGCCCAACCGTAAACCCATCGAGAGCGATCTTGCTACACTTGATGCCGACAAACTTACTCACTTCTTAGACATCCTTGTCAAAAAACCTAATACCGACGCGAACGACGCGCCATCCACGGACCAGGGACCACAGGGGGAGGAGTAATGACCCTTCAAGAAATGATTAATCAGTTGCAGCTTGCCATTGAACAGGGATACAAACCTGATACCCGCATCTGTGTAGACACCATGCCTAATGTCGCAGAAGAAGAAACATACTGGGGCTTGAGTATTGATACGGACAGCAGTGGCTACGGCGATAAAGGCCAATGGAAGCTTGCGATAAATGTTTTTGAGGAGGAACTTGAATATGAAGCTATGTGACGATGACTTACACCGATTAGCCATCGTCGTTCATGCATCTCAGCAGGATCTGGAGGAGGATCTTGCTGAGATCAAGAATTCTCGTATCGGCACCGCCGCCTTACAGTTTGAACTGCATGAAATGACCGAATTATTAAAAATCTTGCATAAAGAAATTGATAAGAGGCAATTAAAATGATTAGAACAGAATCATATAGCATTCCAAGAGAAAGCCTAAGTTTTAAAGATAAACTGCTTACTAAAGCGACGATTAAAAGATTTTTAAAACAAGCAAAAGCTAACGTATCTTTTTATGAAGAGACGTTAAAAAATTGGCCGGACGATAAAGAGGTAGGTAAGGGATTTACTGCCATTCAAGTACTGACAGAAACAGACCCGAATAATCCATATCTACAAGGATTTGTCGATAAGAGGCCATAAATGAAAATAAACCTAGAAGTTAAAGTAGCCAACAACGGGCTCATGCATCTATATCCGGTTGACGAAAAAGGCTTTACGTTAACCAAAATTACTAAAACAAAAACTTTGACGCCTGAAACAATTAAACTGTTTAAACAATTAGGTTTTACATTTTTAATTGGCGAAAAGGAATTATAACGAGTATCATTGTTTTGCTCATTTACACTCCAGTATCGTGAACTTGCTTCACTGAGCAAACCCCAAGCTGTTACAATGACGCTTGGGGTTTTTTTTGCATAGGAGAAAACAATGGAACACGATACTGGACTGCTCACCAAATCCGCACTACTCGCCCAAAAGGCATACAAAGACAAAATACCTAACGCCAAAAAATTTGAAAACGCTAAAACAGACACCACTTGCTTCGTCCTTAAAGAAAAAAATGTTCAGTACGTCATCTGGCGCGGGACCGAATCACGTAAAGATTGGTTATCTAACCTACTTATACTACCCCGACCCGTCAGAGGTGCGTGGCTGCACATGGGTTTCTACCGCCATCAACAAGGCGTGTGGAAAGATGTGCGAAAAGAACTCGATCCGGCTGTCAAGACCGTACAAATCGGGCACTCATTAGGCGGAGCCTGTGCCGAGGTATCAACCCACCTGTCCAGAGAATTTAAAGATCTAAGTTTGATCTGCTTTGGCAAGCCCAATACCGTGAGCAAAATTAAAAAATGCGATTTGGGCCATTTGAAAAATCATTACTCCGTCGTCCACGGGTCAGACATCGTCGCAAGAATCCCACGCATCGGGTTCCAACCGACCAGTGGCAAAAATCTACGACAGTTGTGGTTTTCAAACGAAGGTACGGACGCTATAAACCCTTCCGCAGAAATTAAACGCGCAGATTGGGGTATTGGAGACAGTGTTGCCGATCATTCTATGAAAGGTTACGTCAAAAGAATGGCAGGGTTCTGTAAAAAATGCATATCTATATAGAGTCGTGGCTGAAAAATAAAAAAAATAAAAAAAATAATTGAAAAAAGGCGTAACTGGTGTGGTTTATGCAACCGAAGGCTTGAGATCCACGGCCCACGGTGTTTTGCGGGGTTGCAGAGGTATGCTCAAAAGGTTGCACGGTTACACAAACTAAGATATTTGTTGTTAATTCGCAAAATCCGTTATATACGCTCTGAGATTTTTTTTTATTTTTTTTATTTTTCTGTATGACTGTATATAGAAATGCGTTTTTTGATCTGGTAGATTACGTCCATGCAAAATAGATACTTAGTCCCTGCTTCTGATCGTCGAGAAAAACGCGGTAGACCGCCGCGGACGATGGAACAACGCGAACAACAACCGCTCACTAAAAGACAACAACTTTTTGTAAGGGAGTGGTGTACCAAAGACGGCCAGATCACAAAACGTGATGCGGCTATAGCCGCCGGATTTTCACCTAAATCAGCACATGCCAGGGCACATGAGTTAACTCATCCAGATATTAGCCCGCATGTGTGCAAGGCAATACGAGAGTTCCAAGCGGAACTTGATAAAAAATATGCTGTAAACTATGGGCGTCATTTAAAAGATTTACAACGCATCCGCGACGAAGCTTTGGATAACGGGGCGTATTCGGCGGCCGTAGCGGCAGAAAAATCCAGAGGTCAAACCGGCGGGTTGTATGTGACTAAAACGGAAGTGAGACATGGTAGTATAGATCAAATGGACCGTGAACAGGTTGAAGCCGCCCTAGCGGAGTTGAAAAATCAATATGAGTCAGCCGTTGTTACCGTGGAACGAAAAAATAGCCCCGAGCAAATTGCGGAAGAAACGCAAAAGCGAGAGCCAGTTCTGGAATCAACTCAAGCGAGCCATTAAAAAATACCACCCCAGTTGGAACCCCATTCGCCTTGAAAGCACAGCCTCCCTTGGTTTACCGGATGTCGTAGTGGCCGCTAACGGTAACTTTGCGATGTGGGAGTTAAAAGTTTGCACAGCCAATGCGGTTCGTATTTCTGCTCATCAAATCGCGTTTGCTGAAACGCACAGCCAGTATCCCGTTTGGATGATAATCTGCTGCAATACGTCAAACGGTGAAACGATCCGTGTTTACCACGCTCGCGACGTTATGGCCGTTTCTGAAATTGGTTTGCGTCATCCCCCGCAAATAGAGGTTACTCCCCCTGATTGGCTTCCCTTGTTTAATTTGCTTTCCCCATAAAAATCCCATACGATTAGGTTTCATTACTAACTATGAGGAAATATCATGCAAACAGCATTAAAAATTGCGGAAGTCGCCCAAGACTGCGAACTGATTGAGTTTAAAGTCGAATCGGCGGGTATTCTGAATCTCACAAAAACCATGCTCGACAAATCGATTATCGACGCCAATGCTAGTATTCGCCAGTTGGCTCGATTGTTTGGCGTCGAGTATGACGATCTTAAAGCCAATGATCGGATGAAAATCCCTTCGCTGCTTGAGGATGGTTCGGAGGCCACAGTGACGTTTTATAAAACGGCCCGCGGGGACCGCCGAATTTCTGTGCAAAAAATTAAACAGATCGCCGCGGTGGGGGATACTTTGCATTTGAACTGGGCACGGAATGCCGCGGGTGAGCTAATTTTAATCGTTAAGGGGGAAAATTATGAAAACTAGAATCCACGTTAATCAACATAATATCCGTGCAAATTTTAAAGGCGCGGACCTACCAGTTTTGACAGTCAAAACTTATAAAGAAAATCGAAAATGTAATAAAGTCGAAATCGATGGTCCTAGTACTATTGTATACAGTCCCGATAAACCGTTGTCATGTGGTGCCAAGGTTTGGATTGAAACTGACGCAACCGTGCGCGAGGTGGCCTGATGTATTACATATCCAAAGTCGATCAAAATCTTGCCATATCGGTTATGGTTAAAACCCTGTCAAAATTCCGCGGTATAAACGGCGAAAAATATCATGTTAGGAATCGCCGCGACGTTGGAGCATGGGAGGCGGTCCCCATCTATGTATATGAAAAAGATAAACTAAACAAAACGGACGATACCGCCGTTTTTAACGTTTTCGGGAGTCGCTAATGTTTTTTGTTTTATCTAAATTTGAGAACGCATTGAAGCGCGATAAAACCGCGGGCGGTGTACAAACTAAGCCAGAATACCGGCATATCCATAATGGCGGGCGGCGATCTGAGATCCGGCGGATTTCGGACAACTGCCTGTACATGGTTCTCTGGGATGTCCCTCGCGACGATTTAACCGCCGCTGCGCGGGAATCGCACCTTAATATAAGCCAAATTGAGGTTTGCATATAAGAAAAGTATGCGTATATAATAACCGTGTCTTCTAAAGACACCCTTAAATTAAACACACTGGAGTGTAAAAAATGAACCAATCAGAAATGAACAGAGAATTTAATCGCGTAGACAGTTTGAATGGAAGCCTGTCTGGACTATTGGATCAATTAAGCAAAGCGCAAACTCGCAAAGCCGATATCGTCCAAAATACCAATAATATGCAATTGCGAACTACAACGGCCGGATATTTACCGCATCATAATGACGCATATAAAGGCCCTTCTGAAAACGTTAGTGAGATTATCATTGAAGCCGATAAAGGTATGCCCACTTTGGTTACTGCTTTAAACCCAGTGGCAATGAATCAACTCGCGACTAAAGCCGGAATTGCAACGCGGGATTTTCGCCGCTTCCAAGATGAATACCCCGTCGAACTGGATAACTTGGTGAACGCAATTTTTCAAAAAGAACCCAATAATCGAATGATACGGGCGTACACTAGTGACACGGAAAATTATTTTCTAGGCCGTGCTTTTGTCAGTGACGCATTTAAAACTTTTGATAATTATGATCTTTTGGAAGCCGCGCTCCCGCCATTATTAGAGAACGAATCGGCGGATTGGCGGGCCGTTCACGCGACAGTTACCGATCAAAAAATGTACATTCGTTTAAAGTCGGAACTTTTCACGGGCACGGGTGCCGCGGTAGGTGATGAAATGGCCGCGGGAATCGTTATTAGTAATTCCGAGGTCGGTTT